CTAAAATTACTATGTAAATCTGTGGCAAAATTACTAGAAAATAAAGCCGCCGCATCAGAAGTAGGCGTTGCCTCGTAATAAAATCTATTAAATACATTTTCTTCATCGTGAACTTTTAAAGTCCTTATTACCTTTCTAAAAGGTTGCAAGTAAGTAAAAGAACCGCCACTTAAACGTTTTTTGTTACTAGCATCATTAGTAATACTTACATTTGATTTAGTAGCTGGGCCATGTGTGCTTACTACACCATTACTTCTATATGTTTTACCTACTGGGGTATAACCTCCAGCTACAGTAGCTTGATATGAACCAAAAGTGCTTATAATAAATCTTGAAGTGTCTTGCTCAAAGCTTTGATAAATACTAGCGCCAAAATATTTTAATATAATTTCTAGTACTTGGTAGCAGTTTATAGCACCTTCAGTGTCGTTATTATCATAAAATAAAAAATTATTTATTTTAGTTTCTTCTAACAATCCAACTGTAGATGAAGCGCTCGAATATTCGCTTGCTACTAAATCTTGTTCAAATGAAAGTTCAACGTTAGCCAAACCACCCACAACGTAATCGTAGTACCACCTAGTTCTAAGCTTTTTTAGAGCTTGTTGAATATGCACTAACGTTGTCTGGCTACCTCTAAATCTACTACCATTACTTTGTACATAAGGAGCGTCATTTAAATAACCTAAGTCATCTGTAGCAGTTAATACTACTTCTTGTGGTAAATCATCAGCAAAATTGAGCTGATCTGATATTAAGACTCCTACCCATTTAGTAGCTGTAGGCGTTCCAGATGTATTAGCTCTAAGTACCCTTACGCCATATCTTCCTATAGAAGAAGTCGCTACAGATCTAAGAAAATCTATTTGTGATTGTGTAGTACAAATTAACGAAAATGTACAAGTACTTGATATAATAGGCTTGTAAACATCTTGCTCAGTAGATTCGTAGTTTATAACTGCCCCACTTATACTTATTTCAAAATCTCTTATATTTTCTGTAGCCTCATCGCTATCAACTATTTCAACCCTATAGCGATAATTTCCGAACCTACTCCTATAGTCTGCCCTTGCTTGTATTGTTGCATCCATAATTAGAAAGCTCCTCTTAAATTGTTTATTTCTCTACCAGCCCTTTCGTTAGTTAAAAATATATCTCGGCCACGTATTACACCTTGCACTACAAGTGATCCACCAGCGCCGCCAATCATAGATTTTAACTTATCGAGAGGCGCAATAACCTCTGGATTCGTGCTAGCGCCAGCATACTCGCCGACTTGAACGAGAGTATTGCCGCTTACGATTCCACCGTCAGCCATAGCTGGCACACTAATATCAGCAAACATACTACGCACTAAACCTATACCAGCAGTTATTAAAGCTGGAATAGCAATTAAAGCGCCCGGCCCTAAGTGTGAACCAGATTTGATAGCGGCTTCTATTATCAAACCAGTAGAAGCGGCTAACGAAGCATCTATAGCCGCCCTTAAAAAATCACCCATAGCTGCCTTTGCTGTCTTAGTTCCTTGTACAACTTCTCTAAATGAGTCGCTAAAATTCGCGCCAATATTAGCCCCAATATTAACTAGGTTCTGAGTACCTAAAACTAAATTAGCGAAGCCCATTTGCATCTCTGCAAAAAAGGAGTTTGAAGTATCGCTTAAAGTAGCAATGGTTGAGCCAGTGGTTTGTAAGCCTTTTTCAAGGTCATTAACTGGAGTTGCTATTTTCTGTAAAGGCTTTGCGCTTTCAAGTTTTTTTACTCCTTCGACTAAATCGTCAACCGCTTCTGAGGTGCTATCTGCCGCAGATTCTACATCGCCTAAATCTTCTACAACGTCTTCGCTGACATCTTCAACAACGCCACCAAATTCATTTGTAATAGCTATCTTCCTTTGCTCAAATTCTTCGACTCTTTTAGTCTGGTTTTCTAAGGCCATTTCGTACAGCCCAAGTCCAACGGCTAAAACGTTATTTTGATCTAACGCCATCTGTGCCGCGTTTTCTCTAGTAGCCGCACCAGAGTCTATAAGTTCTTGCTCTTTTACTGCTAACTTTGCTTTAGCATCAAATACCGCTAACTCAGCCTTAGCGAGCATGCCGTACACTTCTTCCGACTCTGCGGCCAGAGCCTTCTCCATAGCTACACGGCGGGTGTTTTGGATGTAAGTGTCTAAAGTTTTATTTAGGTCTTGTATCGTTAAGTTTTCAGCATTAAGATTTCCGAAGTGATCTTCATCAATTTTTTTTAGCTCACTAAGAATTTTCTTCCTATCCTCTAAACTTGTTTTTTCTTTTCCGTACTGAGTTACTAAGGCTTCGGCTTGTATCGTTTGCTTTTTAGCTTCAACGTTAATGTTGTGCATTGAATCCGCTAGCTTATCGCTACTAGATTTGAAAGCATTCGAAAGGCTATTAAAAGCTTTTACAGACATTACAGCGGCCGCAAAGCCCGCCGCAATCATTCCTACGGGGCCAGTAAGCACACCCATAGCTAGCTTTAGCTTACCAAAGCCAGCGGTTATATTAGGCAAGGCAAATAAAATTGGGCCTAAAGCGGCGGCTACACCGCCTAAACTTATTATAATTCCTTGTACTTGTGGGCTTAGATTCTTAAAACCGTTTGAAAGGTCTGTAATAAATCCAGCGAGCTTCAATACAAAAGGCGCTAAAGTTTGGCCGATAACAATGCCAGCGCCTTCTAAAGCTGACTTCATTTTCGCTAAACTACCCGCGGCAGTATTGTCCATAATGCCAGCCATATCTTTGGCCGTACCTTCAGCATTACCAAAAGACTTTGCTAAGTCGTCAGTAACGCCAATATTTTCTGAAAGTACTAGTAAAGCACTTTGCGCACTACGGCCTACTTCATCTTTAGCGTCTGCTAAATTAAGACCTTCACCAGCTAAATCTGCTAAGGCAGTACTTACGTCTCCACCCGTTGCTCCTAATTCAGATATAATACGTCTTAAAGCCGTACCCGCTTGCGAGCCTTTAATACCGTTGTTAGCTAAAGCGGCTAACATAGCAGTAGTTTCTTCTAAGCTTACGCCAGCAGCTTTAGCTACTGGAGCTACGAACTTCATAGAGTCTTGGAAGCTACCCATATCTAAAGCCGAAGAGCTAAAGCTTGCGGCCATTACGTCAGTGACTCTACCAGTTTCTTCGGCATCTAAACCAAAACCACGTAAGGTAGCACCAGCAACTTCAGCAGATGTAGCCAAATCTGAGCCAGTAGCTTGAGCTAAGGCCAGCGTAGCACCCGTTACTTTTGTTATCTCTGCGGCAGTAAAACCTAGCTTACTAAATTCTAATTGTAAGCCACTTACTTCACTTGCCGTAAATTTCGTGCTACTACCTAGATCTAAAGCGTTTTTTTCCAGTGCGGCAAACTCGGAAGCTGTAGCACCAGAAACGGCTTTAACTTTAGCCATAGAAGCCTCAAAGTCTGCGGCTAGTTTAAAGCTACCAGCACCTACAGCCGCTAAAGGTAAAGTTAAATTTCTTGTTAAAGTTGCGCCAAGTTTTTTTGTATTCTTGCCAAACTGGTTAAGCTTACGCATAGATTTGCCTAAACCTTTGTCAAATTCTTGAGCGTTTACACCCAGCTTAATAATTAAGTCACCTAAAGAAGCCATCAAAAGCTAAGATAAGTATTTTCTTCTGCATATTTAGCTAATTCTTCTACTCGTTCTTTACTATATTCTACTTCTGCTTCATTCTGTGCTTTTTGCTTTTCCCACGCAAACTGGCAAATATCTTCGATTTTCATTTTACTACCTTTTTTACGATGTGGTTGTAATAAGATATAAGCTAAAAAACGAGCGCTTTCCCACATTTGTCTATTTCGTGACTGATCTAAGTTGTGGTAAGACTCTACAGCCGTTAGTATTTCTCCGAGTGTACTGGCCCAAAACGCAGATGGGGAATACCGAAGTACCCCCATCCCCATGCCTACTAGTTGCCGCCAGCCTAAAGGTTCAGCGCCTTCTACTTTTTTTTACCTTCGCCAGTGTACTGCTGTAACGCCTCCACTGCTAGCTGAACGTGTGACAAGTCTACAAAGCCTTCAATATCTGCTAAAGACTTTTCAAACTCTATGCCCTCAAATTTACACCCGTCTACTATGCCTACGTAAATTAACCAGCTCATAGCGTCTGCCGTCATCGTGCCAGTATCGCCAAACTGAAATACGCTTTTCTTAGTTTTTTGCTCAAACTTTTTTAGCGCACGTAAGCTATAACGTAGTGGATACTCTACGCCTTCAATGTTAATAGTC